CTGTCGAAGGTGCCAAGATTGGTTCGACCCTCCGCATCCGTCTGCCGGATCGCGCTCTTGTGACCGACGGCGCTGCGCTTCAGGTTCAGGACGACAACGAGCAGTTCACCACGCTCACCGTCGCCTCCCAGAAGCACATCGGCGTCAACTTCACCAGCGCCGAAATGGCTCTCCAGTTGGACGACTTCGCCGAGCGCGTGCTCAAGCCGCGTATCAGCCAGCTCGCCTCCAGCATCGACGCCGACGTGGCTAACTCGTACAAGAACGTGTTCCAGTCGGTCGGTACGCCTGGCGTCACCCCCGGCACCTCGCTCGTTCTGTTGCAGGCGCAGCAGAAGCTGAACGAAGCTGCCGCTGGCATGGCCCCGCGCTACGCCACCGTCAACCCGGCTGCCAACGCCGGCCTCGTCGAAGGCATGAAGGGCTTGTTCAACCCGGTTGATTCGATCAGCCGCCAGTTCAAGAACGGCATGATGGGCGAAGGCATCCTCGGCTACGACGAGATCAACATGTCTCAGTCGATCAAGCAGCACACCAACGGCTCGGCCTCGCGCGCGGACACCCCGATCGTCAAGACCACGCTCACCAACGGTGCGACCAAGCTGACGCTCGACAACGTGACCGACAGCCTCACGCTTGTCCCCGGCGACGTGTTCACCATCGCTGGCGTGTATGCGGTCAACCCGCAAACCCGCGAGTCCACTGGTGCGCTCCAGCAGTTCGTGGTGCAGAACAGCGTGACCTCGGCCTCGACCGAGTTCGTCGATGTTCAGTTCCTGCCGGCTGTGTACGGCCCGACGCACGCCCTCGCCACGGTCAGCAAGTTGCCGACCGCCGGTGATGTCGTGACCTACGTGGGTGCCGCTTCTGGCCAGTACGCTCAGAACCTTGTGTACCACAAGGACGCAATCACGTTTGCCACCGCCGACCTCCTGCTCCCGCAGGGTGTTGACATGGCGTCGCGTCAGGTCCACAACGGCATCTCCATGCGCGTTGTCCGTCAGTACGACATCAACAACGACCGTATGCCCTGCCGTATCGACGTGCTGTATGGCTACTCGGTGATCCGCCCGCAGATGGCCTGCCGCATCTGGGGCTAATTCTTAACCTTATTCACGGAGTAACTAAACATGGCACTTCCTAACGGTACTAGTGGTTATCAGGTTGGCGCAGGCAACGTCGGTGAGCCGATTATGTTTGCGCAGGGCGCTCCCACGGCGCTGACCGCAGGCGCAACGGCAACCGCCGAGCAGCTTGCGGGTGGTCTTTTCACGTTCAACGGCACGGCGGGCAACCTTGTCCTTCCGACCGTTGCGCTGTGGGAAGCCGCCTATCCGTCCACCTCAAAGGTTGATGCGGCGTTCGACTTCTTCGTCATCAATATTGATGCGTCGGGTTCGGATGCAATCACGGTTGCGGTCGGTACGGGTTGGACGCTGGTTGGTGCGGGTGCGGTCGCGGCGGCAACGTCCGGCCACTTCCGCTGCCGCAAGACCGGCGACGGTGCGTGGACTGTCTACCGCATCTCGTAATGGCAACGCCCCCTACGGGTCAAACCGTAGGGGGCACTCTTTAAGAGGACTTATTTATGCCGAATACAAAGGCAGTTGGTGTTGCCTTCTCTGACCCCGAGCTTGACGGTGCCGTCATTGGCACCTCTGGTGGTACGGTCGGCTTTTACGGCACGACCCCGGTAGCCAAGGGCGCAGCGCTTACGACGCAATCGACGACGATTACGTTTACGGCGCCGAGCCCGGCTGACTTCGCAATCCAAGACTTGACGCAGACGACCCCGTTTGGCTTCGTTACGAAGAACGAAGGCAACACGGTGCTGGCTGTTATCAAAAACCTTCAGGATCGCGTTGCCGAGCTTGAGGCTCGTATGCAGGCTTACGGACTGTTGCCGTAACTATGAACATATATCTTCGCCACCCGGTTCACGGGCTAAAAATCGCCATTTCCGATATGGAGGCGGCTATGGACTACGAGCACGGTTGGGAGGAGTATGATCCTTTGGAACTGACGGCGCAGCAGGATGAGCCTGTTGCGTCGTCAGAACCAAACCAGTTGAAGCGTCGCCGCAAGGCAGTAGCGGCTGAAGCCTAGAGGGCTACACAATGGCTGTAACAGCCCAAAGCCTTATCAACAAGTCGTTGCGATTGTTGGGCGTATTGGCGTCTGGCGAAACGACGACGGCTGATGAAGCGCAAGATTCGCTCTACAGCCTGAACTCTATCATCGACTCGTTTTCGGCCAACCCGCAGTATTACTTCTGCACGCAAGCCGAGCAGTTTGCGCTAGTCAACTACCAAAACACGTACACGATTGGTAACGATCCTGATGCGCCGACGGCTGCGGATTGGGTAACGGCTCGGCCTGTCCGAATCGTTGGAGCGTTTACACGGTTAAATAGCGTAGATACGCCTTTGGCGTTAATTACCGAGCAGTATTGGACTAACATTACCGATAAAGCAGCCCGAGGTAAACCAACCAAACTGCTGTATCGCCCTAACTTGCCGTATGGCCAAGTGTTGCTTTATCCGACGCCAAACACGCCGGGGCAGACGATTTTTATTAAAGCGGAACGTATGATCGCTAAGTACGCTACGCTTGTTTCAACACAGTACCTGCCACCAGGCTACCAGCGTTTGTTGGAATTGTCGTTAGCAATGGAGTTAGCACCGGAATACGGTTCGCAGGTGAAGCCGGAAATTATTGCTAATCTGCGTGCTGACCTTGATAGCCTTATCCGTACAAACATTCAGCCGTTGCCAGTTAACAAAACCGATAACGTGCCGAATACGAACACGACGTTTAACATGCCCCCTATCTAGGTGAACTATGGCAACTACCCGTGAACTTTTGAGTGGTGCGCATCGTTTGCTGGGGCTTGTGAACTCAGGAAATGTGCTACCTGAAGCCGTCTACCAAGACAATTTGGTTGCGCTTAACCAGATGATTGATAGCTGGAATACTGAGCGCTTGGCCGTGTTTTGCACGCAAGACCAAACGTATGAGTGGGAACCTGGGTTTAGAATTCGCACCCTTGGCCCAACGGGCGATTTTGTTTATTTTTTAACAACGGAACAAAGCAACCCAATCATAACGCAGAACAATGACAACATTGTTCTTGATGGATTTGAGTGGCCGCGTCCGATTTTGTTAGAGGACTCAACGTATTTCCGAGACCCGGCGACTAACGTGTCGTACGGCATGAAATTCATTAACCAGTTGCAGTACAACAACATTGCGGTTAAGACCGTACAAAGTACGTATCCGCAAGTCATGTTTGTAAACATGACTTTTCCGAACATAACGCTGACGGTATATCCAGTACCCAACAAACTGCTGGAATTTCATTTTATTTCTGTCCAACCATTAGCTAATCCAACAACGCTTGAAACCGACTTGGCGTTTCCGCCGGGGTACTTGCGCGCGTTTCGCTATAACTTGGCGCTAGAACTTGCGCCCGAATTTAACGTAGAGCCTTCATCTGAAGTACGTCGCGTCGCAATGTATAGCAAACGCAACTTGAAGCGCATCAACAATCCTGATGACGTGATGGCTATGCCGTACAGCTTGATGGCGCGGCGTAACCGCTACAACATTTTCGCTGGAAACTTTTAATGAAGACGCCGATTCTCGGATCGTCTTACGTTGCACGCAGCGTAAACGCCGCCGACGCTCGGATGGTCAACCTGTACCCCGAGGTTATTCCCGAGGCAGGAAAAGAACCGGCGTATCTTCAGCGTTGCCCTGGTATGCGGTTGTTTCTTACCGTTGGCAGCGGGCCTATTCGTGGGCTGTACCCGCTTAATGGTTCGCTTTTTGTCGCGTCCGGCCAAGAGTTTTATAAGGTTGATGAAAACCTAAGCATTACTAAGCTAGGCGACATTGACGGCAACAATGCAGTGTCCATGGCTGACAATGGCACGCAAATTTTTGTAGCCTGTAACCCGTCGGGGTACATCTACAATAACAACACAAACGTATTCCAGCAGATCACCGACCCAGACTTCCCCGGCGCAGTAACCGTTGGATACTTGGACGGTTATTTTGTATTTAACGAACCAAACAGCCAGCGCATTTGGGTAACGGCATTGTTAAATGGTTTGTCAGTTGACCCGCTTGATTTTGCCTCCGCTGAAGGGTCGCCGGATGGTTTGGTATCAATTATTGTTGACCACCGTGAAGCGTGGCTCTTTGGCACCAACTCGGTTGAAGTTTGGTACAACTCAGGCGATCCCGACTTTCCGCTGACGCGCATCCAAGGCGCGTACAACGAAATCGGTTGCATCGCACCCTACTCAGTCGCCAAACTTGACAACAGCGTATTTTGGCTTGGTGCTGATGCGCGTGGTCAGGGTGTGGTGTACCGCGCACAAGGCTATCAAGGCGTGCGTGTATCAACCCATGCGGTTGAGTTTGCCATCCAAAACTACACGGATATGTCGGACGCGATTGCGTACACATATCAGCAAGATGGCCACGCCTTCTATGTACTGATCTTTCCGACCGCCAATACCACATGGGTATATGACGCCTCAACCGGCGCTTGGCACGAACGCGCTGCATTCGCGCAAGGCGAATTTCGCCGGCATCGGTCTAACTGCCATGCTCGATTTAAGGGCAAGCCCATTCTCGGCGACTTTGAAAACGGACGCTTGTACGAGTTTGATTTGCAGTATTTTCGCGACGACACGCAGTTGCAAAAGTGGCTGCGCACCTGGCGTGCGCTACCGACTGGCCAAAACAATCTGACCCGTACTATCCATCACCAGTTGCAGCTCGATTGCCAGACTGGCGTGGGCGGTCAGTACCCTGCTGGAAACAACAGCGTAGTTGATCCTGAAGTCATGCTGCGCTGGTCAGACGACGGCGGGCATACTTGGAGCTCTGAGCAGTGGAGACCGCTTGGCCCTATTGGCGCAACTCAGACCCGTGTAATTTGGCGACGACTTGGCGCGACAATGAAGTTGCGGGACCGCGTGTACGAGGTATCGGCTGCCGATCCGATGATTACAGCCATTATGGGCGCCGAATTACAACTTAGTTCGACAACCGCCTGATGGCTAACATTACTAACATTCCAGCCCCTCGCGTACCGTTCATTGACGAGCGGACGGGCCTCATTTCGCGTGAATGGTTTAGGTTCCTTAACAACCAGTTCACCCTAACGGGCGGTGGCACGACGCAGATTACGACGGCTGACCTTGAGTTGACCCCGGCGTTGGCGGCTACGGTAGAAGATGCCGTGCCGGTGCTGGAGTCGGAGATACAGGCGCTTAAACTGATGCCCCGGTATCCCGAACCGAATGTGGTAAATTTTGGGTCGTTTTTTTCAACCCAGACTCAAGCGGCGACCGTTATCAATACGGGTTATGCCATTACTTACAACAACGCCGACACGGCGTATGGCGTCTACCGTGATCCGGCGGATAGCAGCAAAATCAAAGTTGCGCGGCCTGCCATCTACAACGTGCAGTTCTCTATTCAGGTGGACAAGACTTCAGGCGGTAGCGGTAAGTTTTACATTTGGCCCGCCATCAACGGCACGGCGGTCGCCAATTCTGGGTCGTTGATTCAGATTCAGGGCAACAACGCCGAAATCTTCTCGGCTGCAAACTTTTTCTTGCCGCTATCCAACGGCGACTATTTTCAGTTATATTTTTCGGTGGACAGCCTTGACGTGCAGCTTCAGACGTTTGCGGCGGCTGCCCCCGTGCCGGCAATTCCATCCATCATATTGACCGTTATGCAGGTGTACGTATGAGCGTATTTCTTTCTCCATTTGCCGGTGTCGGGGCGCAGTTCTTCGACAATAGCGGCAACATCCTGTCGGGCGGCAAGCTCTACACGTATGCAGCGGGTACGACTACGCCGCAAGCGACGTATACGAGTTCGTCTGGCGCTACGCCGAACACGAATCCGATTGTCCTTAACGCGGCAGGCCGCACAGCGCAGCCAATTTGGCTGTCACAAGGCGTGTCGTACAAGTTCGTCCTTCAAACCTCGGCAAACGTGACCATTGGCACGTATGACGACGTTGCAGGCGTCAACGACTTTAGCGTTGAAGGAATTGAATGGGCGGACATCGCTGGCACGCCGACTACGTTGTCGGGCTACGGCATCACGGACGCTTACACCAAAGTAGCGTCCGACGCCAAGTTTGCCCCGATCAATAACCCGACGTTTACGGGCACGGTTCTCATCCCCGATAACGCCCCGAGCAACACCAATTACACGGCAGGCTACCGGGACGCTCCGCAGAACAGCAAGACGACCAACTACACGCTAATTGCCTCGGATGCGGGCAAATCAATTACGATGAACGGCACCAGCTTGACGCTGACTATTCCGGCCAACGCGTCGGTTCCGTTTGCAACCGGCACGGTGTTTATTGTGGTTAACCTGAACAGTTCGCCGCTCTCAATCGCCATTACGTCGGACACGCTGACGCTCGTGAACAGCACGACGACCGGCACACGGACATTAGCCCAGAACGGCGTGGCGACTTGTATTAAAATCGGCGCGACCTCTTGGTTGATTAGCGGAGCGGGCTTGACCTAATGGGCGGCGCAACCCTCGCAGGCTTTGTCATAGGCACGACCGGCGGCGCTGGTGCGGGCGTCTATGACGCGACCAGTCCTGGCTCGGGGTCGGTAACGATCCCAGCTAGCGCGATAGGCGTGACCATTGAAGTCTGGGGCGCTGGCGGTGGTGGTGGCTACGGTTATCTAGGAGAGATTGCGCCAGGCGAACCCGAAGTGTTCCCCGGCGGTGGTGGCGGCGGTGGTGGCTACAGCAAGACCATTTTGGTGCTGACTGGGCCAGATAGCCTTAAAACCATCAATTACATTGTAGGATCAGGGGGCGCAGGCGGCACGGCATCTTCGCCAAATGGCAACCCTGGTACGTTCTCTAACGTGTCGAGCGGCACGTATACCATTACAACCATGACCTCAAATGCGGGTAATGGCGGCGACTCCGGTGCTTACGCAAACCAAGGCGCAGGCGGCACGGCGTCTGGTGGTAATACGACCAACACGACCGGCAATGGCGGTGCGTTCTTTACGCAAGCTGGCGCGGCGGGAATTGCTGGCGTAGGCTCATTAACGGCTGGCGCAGGCGGTAACGGCGGGTTCTTATTTGACGGCGATGCGGGTCTTAATGGCCGCGTCCGCATGGTCTTTACGTTCTAAGGTGACACATGGCAGTTAACGTACGAGTTTTGATTCCGGCCAAGATTGCCGAGTCTAGCCAGACGACGCAGTACAGCGCCTCGGGCGTGTCGGCCATCATCGACAAATTTACGGCGACCAACTACGACACGTCGGCTCGGACCATTTCGGTCAACCTTGTGACGCAGTTTGATAACGCCGGCAACCAGAACCTAATCATTAAAAGCAAGACCCTGCTGCCCTCGGAGACGTACACGTTCCCTGAGATTGTGGGCCATGTGCTTGCCCCCGGCGGATCGATCTCAACGATCGCTTCAGCAGCATCCGCCATCAACATCCGCGCTTCGGGCCGAGAGATTTCGTGATCGTCCGCAACGCCATCGCTGAAGACTTGCCGCGCTACCTGCCCCTTGCGCAGGCCTTTCATGCGGCGTCCCCCATGCACGGCGTCATCCCGTTTGACGCGGATGGGTATTCAGACTTTTACTTACGCGCCATCCACGATCCGTCGATTGGCGTCTGGTTGGCCGAAGACGATGGCAAGATTATTGGCATTGCCGGTGCATTGTTCTACCCTATGTACTTCAGCCCGACCAGTATGGTAGTGCAGGAGTTGTGGTGGTGGCTGACCCCCGAATCGCGGGGCAAAGGAGCTGGTCAAGCCATGTACAAAACGATTGAGTCGTGGGCAGCCGCAAAAGGCGCCGTCGCGCTTTTTATGATTGCCCTTGAAGATGAACGCGCGGATAAGATGGCTAATCTTTATGCGCAAAAAGGCTTTCGTCCTATGGAACGCACGTATATTAGAGAGGTGGCGTAATGGGCATTGGAACCGCAGCAGCAATCCTTGGCAGCGCTGTTATTGGCGGTGCTGCCGCATCGCGGGGGGCCAGCAAGGCCGCCAAAGCGCAGACTCAAGCCGCCGATCAAGCGGCGCAACTTCAGCGCGAGACGTTCGAACGGCAGGTAGAGCTTCAGGAGCCGTTCCGCCAAGCAGGCATTACATCGCAGAACGAGCTGATGCGTATGCTGGGGCTTAGCGGCGAGCCCGGCACCCCCGGCTACGGATCAATCGGCGCGCCGTTTACGGCAGCGCAAATGGAAGCCGATCCCGGTTATGCCTTCCGGCTTGCCGAAGGCGAAAAGGTTTTGGACCGTATGCAATCCGCTCGTGCGGGCTTGTTAAGTGGCGGAGCGATCCGCGCTGGCGTGCGGTACGGGCAGGAGATGGGCTCGCAAGAGTACATGAACGCCTTTAACCGCGCGCAGGCGCTA